GGCGTATCAGTCAGGTGAACGGTCGCGCGCTGACGCTCGACCGGACGCCGGATGCAAAAGCAGGCGACAGGCTTATCGTCAACCTGCCGTCCGGTAAATCACAGGCCCGTACCCTTCAGGCGGTCAGCGGCCCAAACGTCACGGTATCTGCGGTATTCAGCGAAACGCCGGAGCGCGAGGCGGTCTGGTCGGTGGATGCGCAGGATGTCGCGATCCAGCAGTACCGCGTCACGTCCGTTGAGGACAATAACGACGGCACCTGGACCATCAGCGCCGTGCAGCACAACCCGGATAAATATGCCGCCATTGATTCCGGCGCGCGGCTCGATGAGCGTCCGGTATCAGCCATTCCGCCGGGCGTGCAGGCACCGCCGGCCTCCGTGACCCTCAGCAGTTACAGCCGCGTGGTGCAGGGCCTCAGCGTGGAAACCCTGCGTGTCGCCTGGCCTGCTGCGCCCGGCGCCGTGGCGTATGAATGTCAGTGGCGCAAGGATAACGGCGACTGGGTCAACGTGCCGCGCACAAGCTCGCTCGGCTTTGAGGTGCAGGGCATTTATGCCGGGCGGTACATGGCGCGCGTCAGCGCCGTAAACGCCAGTGATGTCGCCTCGGTCTGGCAGACCAGCGTGGAAATGACACTGACCGGCAAGGTGGGGCAGCCGCCGGTACCACTGAACTTCCGCACCACGCCGATTAACTGGGGCATCCAGCTCGACTGGAACTTCCCTGACGGTGCTGACGACACGCTGATGACCGAGATTCAGTATGCCGCCGCGACCGACGGCAGCGACGCGCTGCTGCTCTCGGATTTGCCGTATCCGGCGCACAGTTACACGCAGCTTGGTCTGCGTGCCGGGCAGATCTTCTGGTACCGCGCACGGCTGGTGGACCGCATCGGGAACCAGTCAGCCTGGACGAGCTGGGTGCGGGGTATGGCGAACGACAACGCGGAGGATTACCTGGGTGATATTACCGGGGATTTTCTCACCAGTGCCGACGGCCAGGCGCTCCAGCAGCAAATCGACACTAACATCGAGGCGGTGATGCAGAACGCGCTGGCGAACAACGCCACGGCTGATCATCAGTGGAAGCAGTACGGTGAAGTGCGCGCCGATATTCTGGTGGTGAAAACCACTATCGCCGACGTTGATAAGGCTCTGGCGGAAATGAGCACTCAGGTCCAGGGGCAGATAGGCAGTGTCACGGCCGCGCTGGAAGACAAACTGACCGCCGTGGTGGATGCCAGTGGTGCTACAGCCATTCATACGCTGAAAGCAGGCGTGCGGATTAACGGCGACTATTACAGCGCAGGTATGAGCATCGCGGTACTGGCGCAGGCCGGGCAGCCAGTTGTAACGCGTGTTGCGTTTAATGCTGATCAGTTGGTGCTGACCACCGGCAGCGGCGCCAGCCAGTTCTCGCCATTTGCCGTGGTGGGCGGGCAGGTGTTTATGAGCTCTGCCTTTATTCAGGATGGCACCATTACCAGTGCCAAAATAGGCGCATTCATACAGTCCACTAACTATGTGGCAGGTCGCACTGGCTGGCGCCTGGACAAAAACGGAAACTTCGAGCTTAACGGCAGCGGTGGAAATGGTCGCATGTTAATTACCAATAACATTGTGCAAATCTGGGACGCCAATAATGTCCTGCGCGTGAGAATGGGGCTCTTCTGATGTCCGGACTACAGTGCTGGGATGCCAGCGGAAGATTGGTTGTTGACCTGGGCGATTACATGGTGAGGCACAGGGGGAGAATTACAGTAAAAGCGCCCGGAGGCGTTAATCAATTCGATGTTGCTATGCCCGGCGCGACGGCGTCGGGTTCATTTGCCGCAATAACGACGACTTTGATGCAAACCCGGATATGGGGAACATCTTGTTATGATGGTGGCGTGACTGTCTTTTTTGTTCCTGGTACATCATTCGCTGATACTTTAACTATTGATTTATATAATTTTATATGAGCGGCTTCGAAGTAAGAAACGATGATGGAATTGTTACTGTAAATAGCGATTATACATCCCCGCTATTTTCTTCCTATGTAGCTTCTCCACGAATGGATACTGTCGGTGGTATTGATGGTGACGTGCCAGGATTTGGTAGATTAAGGGAGCTTGCTCCATTTCTTGACGAACCAAATGCCATCCATCAACCCGGGCAGCTTAACTGGTTCCGAATGCCGGTTGGCGGCTGGGGTTTACCCGGCGCAAGTTGGTTCATTCCGGGCAAAGTTAACCTGGCTAAAACCAGAACAGATGTTGCCGTTCAGAGCGGGTTTATGGATGTTTTCGATTCGTCTGGCAAGCTGATCTGGTCTGCAAAGTCGGCGGCAACTATGCCCAGAGTTTTGGGATTTCTGACAATTCCACCAAATTACGATCTGCAAAACAACACACTGACGATTGCTGTTTCTGGCACGCCATTCATGCCTCTTGAGTGTTTTATGGGGGCGATAAGTGAGGATCAGGAGGGGGTTGGCGCAAAGAATGGGATAGTAATAAAGCAGCAATCCGGTTCTGTAATCTTGAGGTATATCAATCAGAACGGGAAGAACTACAACCAAACGCCAATATATTCCAGAGGATATAAAATACCCTATGGAGTGATCCCAAACCTTTAACCCGCTTCGGCGGGTTTTTTATTTCAGGAGACAGTCATGTCTGCAGGAACTCTTGCGCTAACAAATAAATCAGCAACGATTACTGGTAATGGAACATCATTCACAACGGAATTAAAAGCTGGCGATCTCATTGTTATTAGAGTTGGTGGGACTCCTTATACACTGCCCGTTAAAGCAATTACGAATAACACCCAACTGACGCTTGTTAGTAATTACACAGGACCAACCCAGAGCGGCGTCGCCTGGTTCGCTGTTCCGCAGGAGGCGCAAAGTCTGATTACTGCCGCGCTGGCCGCGCAGACCGCCGAAGCATTACGTGGTCTTAACCTCGACAAGACAAACTGGCAACAGGTTTTCAGCGCCAGCGACAATATCACCATCACGTTACCTGATGGCAGTCAATTCACAGGTCCCGCATGGAGTGCTATTAGTACGCAGCTCAATAATAAAGCTGCCAAAGGTGATAACAATGATATTACGTCACTCTCCGCTCTGAAGACCGCCATTTCAATCGATCAGGGGGGCACCGGCGCCAAAGATGCAGCAACGGCCAGAACTAATCTGGGACTGGGCACAGCTGCTGTCCGTGATGCATTTAGTAATAGTGGGAAAATGCTATCGGAAGGTGATGCTGGCCTGCTTACTAATACCCCAGCTCTTGTTGAAGGATCATATAACAGGTACCCAAGCCAGATAAGGCGGTCGGGAGGAGGGAGCGGAAATGTAGGGTTCGGTAGCGGTATCTACCTTGGCTATGATAACAATCTATGTTTCCACATACACGTAGAAGGCGGTGGCAATCTGAGATTTCGTTATCTTGCAAACGGTCTTATCACATATGACTATACGTGTTATCACACTGGTAATACGACCAGAGCCGCCGATGGTACCCTGAAAGCCGCCTCCCCGGTCGCCCGTATTACAAAATCAAGGGAAGAAAACAGGCGCACAGATATTGATGAACAGGATTTTGAATGGTGCGGTGCCGGTACACGTAACTCAGAAGCCGCAGGTATTACTATCACACGTATGGACGTCGGCGTTTATGTCCTGACCGGTTCGCTTGGTCTGGCAAAAGATGGATGGCAGTTGTCACCGCCGCGTGACCCAATGGGTTCTGGAGATATGGGAATTGTTGAGGCTGAACAGTCAGAAAGCGGCGTCCTGACAATCAGGCTCTATAAGCGTCGCTATGTTATTTCCGAAGAGGGGGAAATAGAGGCCACGAAGGGAGCAGCAGTTGACGTTCCTGCAAACAGCTGGATTGATGTTCGTCTGAATATGCCGGAAACAAGCCTCTGGAACCAGCGTCAAAAAACGGTGATAAATGAGGAAAATGGGATTTAAAAAAAGTGCGCGGGATTGTGGTTATAAATGTCGCACTTATCTTCACCGGGATATGGATTTTGTTAAATTGAGTTAACTCAAGAGCCTCGTGAAGAAAAAAATTGTTTTCTTCTCGAAGGACTTACAAATCCCGTTGCCGTTGCGTATTGATTTCGTTACCTCCTGAAACTACTGTATAAATACACAGTATATTTTACAGGAGGTACATAATGAAAATACACCCCCTCGTCTGGCCGGTTACGCCAGTCAACATCCCATTCTATGCAGACCTGATTTCAGCAGGCTTCCCGAGTCCTGCTGCCGATTATATCGACAGCGGCATTGACCTCGTTTCCCACCTTATTGCACATCCTTCATCCACCTATGTCCTGCGGGTTGCCGGCGACTCGATGCGCGACGCTGGCATCCTTGACGGCTCGCTTTTGCTGGTGGACTTCAGCCTGCACGCGAAGCATAACGACATCGTGGTCGCCAATATTGGCGGGGAGTTCACCGTTAAAAGGCTGGTGACGTACCCGGTGGCGCAGCTGCGCGCTGAGAACCCGGCTTACCCGCCTATAGCTGTTTATGACGCCGACGACCTCGAAATCGTCGGCGTTGTCATTTGCGTGATAAATACCCTGCACCGCAATGTTCGCGCTGGTTGATATGAACTCGTTTTACACGAGTTGCGAGACGGCATTCCGTCCGGATCTGACCGGTCAGCCCATTGTGGCGCTCTCGAATAACGACGGCTGCGTGATAGCGCGCAGCCGCGAAGCCAAAGCGCTTGGCATAAAAATGGGCATGCCCTGGTTCCAGCTGCGCGAGATGCAGTTTCCGCAGCGGATCATTGCCTTCTCCAGCAACTATGAACTTTACGGTGATATGAGCCAGCGGGTGATGACCACGCTTGAGGAAATGTGCCCACGCGTCGAGGTATACAGTATCGATGAAGCATTCTGTGACCTGACGGGTGTGCGGAACTGTCGCGACCTGGCTGATTTTGGCCGGGAGATACGCGAGACGGTGCGGCGCAATACGCGGATTCATTGTGGTGTCGGTATCGCCCAGACAAAGACGCTGGCGAAACTCGCCAATCGCGCGGCGAAGGAGTGGCCGCAGACGGGCGGGGTGGTGGACCTGTCAAACCAGACGCGCCAGCGCCGGCTGATGGCGCTGATGCCGGTGGAGGAAGTCTGGGGCGTAGGCCGGCGTATTGCCAGAAAGCTGGAGGCAATGAGTATTAAAAATGCACTGCAGCTCTGTGATACCGACATCCGCTTTATCCGCAAACACTTTAACGTCGTGCTGGAGCGCACCGTGCGCGAGCTGCGCGGCGAACCCTGTCTGGAGATCGAGGAGTTTGCCCCGGCGAAACAGGAAATCGTCTGCAGCCGGTCATTCGGGGAGCGAATCACTGACTATGAAGCGATGCGCCAGGCTATCTGCAGCTATGCAGCGCGCGCGGCGGAAAAGCTCCGCGGCGAGCATCAATTCTGCCGGTACATTTCGGTGTTTGTGAAAACGTCGCCGTTCTCTGCTGAGCCGTATTACGGCAACCACGCCGGGACCAAACTGCTGACGCCCACACAGGACACGCGCGACATTATCGCCGCGGCGACGCGCTGCCTCGATGCGGTCTGGCGCGACGGTCACCGGTACCAGAAAGCGGGGGTGATGCTGGGTGACTTTTTCAGCCAGGGCGTGGCGCAACTGAACCTGTTTGACGAGAACGCGCCGCGGGTGAACAGCGAGGCGCTGATGTCACTGATGGATAAACTCAACCAGCAGGGCAGGGGAACCCTGTATTTTGCGGGGCAGGGCATCCAGCAGGCGTGGCAGATGAAGCGGGAGATGCTTTCGCCGTGTTACACGACGCGACTTGCGGATGTACCGACCGTGCGGGCATATTAAAAGTGACCCGATAAGAAATTAATACAACGTAGCATCCGCTTTGAGTAAAGTTTGGCTTCTATCTATAAATATTTAATATAGAACAAGGCAGACTGTTCTTCAGGATTCTGTCTGGAGATTAATAAGCAATGCCGATGACGCTTTTTACAACACGATTTCCAATTTTAATCGCTTATAACCTTCTCCTCTTCAGTAGAGGGAAATGCTTTTCCCATAACTTGTTTGTCCTGATGCTATCCCATCCCTGTTATAAGGACATTAAAATCACCTGATTCTGATAGATAAATGAATATTTTCTAAACATATCAGAAAACAAAATGCTCATACCCCCAGTTAGAATAACTTAACTAATTATTAAACGTAGTTTGTTATTGGAAGACTTGATGAGTTAAATTAATCTAAAAAAGAAGCCCGCTAGGGCTTCTTATATTTAATTTTTTAAAAGGAAAAACTCTCTCGCACCTGGTACAAGCCTGTCCACTTTCACTCCGGCACTACCACCACTATTAACTGTTGCTTCATCGGTTGGTTTCTTGTTTACCTGTATCCCGGCAATCGATAGCAGGTGCCAATGATTGTCCTCATCCTTCACCACAACCCTATCTTTATCACTTATCGTCGTGTCAGGTGTTCTGGAAAGGTCAAAAGAGTAAACGTTGATTTCGCGAAAAGTATGGTCGCAGGTTAGGGGCTTCAATGATTTGCGAAAATTTATTAGGCCCCGCTGGTTGAATGCCTCTCTTACATCAGCTTTATTAAGTATGCCTGACTCAATCATGTGATAGACTTGGAAAAGTTCATATGTGTAAGTCATTCCTCTTCGAGCAATTGCAGCATCAAGTTCTTGCTGTTCAAAAAAAGGTGGATTTTTTCGTTCTTTAGGATCTTTGTGGCGTTGATGATTCACTATATAAACGCCTTTATAATTATGATCTGGATTGGCCTCTTCACGACGATACACTATCTTTGAAATCTGAGCACATTGGTCATCAGATGACGTGCCACTAATTCCTTTTACTTCAAAAAGATATGTTTTAGTCGGTGTTGCTATAGTTAAATCCTCTTCAAAAAAGTCGCCATTTTCTTCATCGACAATTTCATCAGGAACAATTACGTTATCAAAGCCAATATACTCAAGGAACCATTTTACCGAAAATACGAGCTCATCATCCGTCGCAGTAAGCAAAGCTTTCGTCTTTAAATTATCATCTTTGTTAGCTAATTCACTTAGCTCACTTTGTAGTCTTAGAAGATTTTTTTCGTACTCAGCTTTTAGCTCTTCAATTTCAGTGTGTTTTGTTTTTTCTTCATAAGAAATATATGCGTCGCTAGAAATCCATTGGAAACTCCCATTGTTTGGGAAGTGGTTTTTAAAAAGAGGAATATCAGGCAAAACATTATTAAACAATTCATTTAAGAATTCTGTTTTTTTATTAATTACCGGTAAAAAAATAAATGTTTTTCCGTTTATGATTCTTACAAAGGAGATCGCTTCTCCACCTTCATTTTCAGCTAAAATAACATCATTGTTATCAACCCCATTAAAAATTAAATTATAATGACTGCCGCGTGAGTATTTGAATATTAGATCTGTTAAAGATTTGGCAACCACATTATCTGGTTTTCTAAAACGACTGCCTGATCTATCAACAACACCAAGGAAACTATTGAAATTGTATGTGTAATATCTAACTTGTTGATGTTTCCTAGAAGGGCCATTTTCAATTGCGTAAACTTCGTCAGTATTACTTTCGCAAAAAATAATAACTGCTTGGTCTTTTTTAGTAGAAAAAATATGGCTGCTGATTATGTGCATATCAAGAGGAAGCAAGTCTACATAAGAAGGTGTGTGTTCAAGATACACACGAATTGAAGACGATTTTCCTTGCGCATGGCTAAAGTTACTCGGAATGGTATCGATAACAATAATTTCAGCCTCGTGAATATTATCGGGAATTATATTTTTATAAGAAATTGATGTGGATGCATAAGACTGTTCTTGGATAACATAACCATTCAATTTAAATCTGTGTGCGTTAAAGCCAGAGGCCTGAAGTGCTTTTTCAGAATCTGAATTAATATTTAAAAGGTAGATTAGGGGAATGTTATTTTCGTTCATTCGATAGCTTCCAAGCAGTTAGAGGTAAAATCAACCCTGTCATTCTACTTTAGGATATCCTGGATCTACCTGAACTTTCTACCTTATGTTATGGCTGTTTCATCATATAGGACACTAACACAATGCTAACCTGCCGGTATGGGCTGTTCCAGCAATAGTGAGGATACATGACAGAATATCAAGTGGATGTAATCCACTTGGTCTGTATCCCAATAATTAATATAGTGCAGGGTTAGCAACGTTTGCTTCAGGGGCATGGCTAATGTTATTAACCTTTACAAGCATCTCTGATTACCACACTGTCAGGACCGACGTGATGTTCTGGTGCCGTATGATGCGACGGCCCTTGGCACCAATAGGCTGATCGTTATAATTAATTTTAGGCCAGGTGTAGAGTTGCCGAACCTATCTTACGGGAATGCACCGCGTGCTAACTGCGAAGTGCTGATATCACTGATGCACTGTAATAACCAGCAGAGCGGGGATCACTCATTTTTGCGGGGCAGATAAAGTAGGTGATGCTTTCGACGTGCTACACGACACGCCTTGCTGATATGCCGATTGCACGGGCTAATTAGGGAAAAAGCTGTGTCGCTTTTGTGTCGTGATTGGCCGCCAACAGCAGTTCCAGAATGACAAATAACAACACTTAAAAAGACACAGTGAGCGATGCGAGCGCGGAAAACAGTGTATTTACAGTGCGTTAAAAATAGACTTACGTTCTTCTAATTCGTAGGTCTCACGCGCGTCGCTTGGAGGGCAAAATGACAGGGTTTTTACCATCATTTTGCCATTATTTTACCATCGCCAAATCTCAGGCATAAAAAAACCAACCGCAACGGGTTGGTTTTCTTGGGATTTTTTGGTCGGCACGAGAGGATTTGAACCTCCGACCCCCGACACCCCATGACAATGCGCCGCCCCGTTGTATAATTGCCAAAAAAGTGGGGGGCATGATGGAAAGAAACCTTTTACAGCTTTGCTATGAAGGCGATTGCGGAGAAAGCTTCATCCGTAGTATGAACAGAGACGGACAGTTCTATGTTTCGCTTTCAGATGTGATTAGAACTCTATCGGCTGAAAACCGGAAGATAGAAAATAAAACTTCAGCCCGTATGACTACTCTGTTAAGTGCTGTCATCAAAACGCTTGATGACGATGAGTTTATCAATGTCCCTTTGTCGGGAGAAGAAAGCGATTCATCTGAAGTATTTTTAGCAGAGCCCGGCTTATATCGAGTGTTAGCGCAAGACACTACGCCTGCTGGTAAAAAATTTCAAAGATGGCTTTTCCATAAGGTTCTGCCATCAATTCGTGAGTTTCAAACCTATCCGCCACCGGTTGTTAAACCGAGATCTGAAATAAGCGCATTAGCAAACAGCCTGCAACAAACTGTAAGCTTACTTGCAATGGAGATTGATAAACGCGAGGCCTTGGCGGTGCGGGTTGATGAGGTGGAACTTAAAGTTAACTCGATAGAAAGCTTACGAGATTTATCACCATTCAGAAACGTATCACAACGTCTCTTAGAATTAGGTCTAACTGACCTTAACGTCGAACAGGTTTGGCACTGGTGTGAAAAATTGAAAATGGAAGAGTCTGCAGAAAAGATCAAGAGTCCATGCGGGATACCCCACAATGCCTACTATCCGATAGCGATAGTTGATCAGGCAATCGGTATGTACCAGCAGAATCTGAAAGCTCGAAGTAGCTGAATCACTACATTTTAAAGACACAAAAAAGCCCGCATAAGCGGGCTTTTTCATCACTTGGAGCCGCGGCTCCTTTGCGTATCCTTTTTTGTCCCTTCTGCGTCTGGTCGCTGTCCGGGTAAAGTGGCTAACTTGCTGTTTTTAAAACGGCTGTCCTGCCACTGTCCATGTATATTTGGTGGAGCTGGCGGGAGTTGAACCCGCGTCCGAAATTCCTACATCCTCGGTACTACATGCTTAGTCCGGTCTTTACATTCGCCTGGCAGCTGCGGACGGACACGCCACTACCAGACTAGCCTGATTAGTTTTAACGCTTCAACCCCAGGCAGGGCATCCACGCGATCTCTTTTGGGTTTGACCTCTCTTGATCCCCGTCCTAAGAGCGGAGGCTAGGGAGAGAGGGCTCTAAGCAGGTTATTAAGCTGCTAAAGCGTAGTTTTCGTCGTTTGCGACTATTTTTTTGCGGCTTTTTACGAGGCCAACCGCCCCTCGGCATGCACCTTGGGTTTCGCGAATCCCGTCGAATCCAGAATCAGCCCCAAAAGTGTAACGCTAAGTATAACAGAGTTTACCCGTGCGTGACCAGTCCATATCGTTTCGCCTGCTAACTGCTGCATTTTTGCACTTTTTGCAGTGAGACAGGGTAGTTGCAGCAGAATGAGATATACCTCACAAAACGCCTGACTGGCAGAATATTATCACGCTAAATATTCATTAGCTTTTGGGTTAAATAAGAGGAAATAGGAAACAGGATATATTTTTACATTTATTGAAGAAAGTGATGATTAATTCATTTTTGATGATTTCTTTTCTCATTAATAACGCCAGTAGACTTTTTTAAATTTCCGATACTTAGCAAATAATTAAGCGAAGTAGACTACATTTTAAAATCTGCAAGCCCTCTTTTTTTTATCATTTTTTTGCCAAACCGCACCGCGTTGCTTATACATTTTGTTAAGGATTTGTACACATAAACCGCTTCGCTTTGCGTTAAGTGGCTGTTTTTGAGCTTTTTTACAACTATTTCAACTCGTTTCGAGAAAATAACCCTCCCCGTTGCCGCCCTGGCTGGTAAGGGGTAACCCATAAGTGTCCATTATTGGATGCTTGTGCAGGGCTGTATGCTTCCCCCGTCAGAGGAAATGAAAAATGGCCGTCCAAAATAACGTTTCACCTACCGTGGATATTCTTAATCAGGATACGGGAAATGTAATAACGCATTATTCCCAGAATGCAGACCGGGTGGTCAATTTATCCCAGACAAGTATTGTGCGAATAAATGCTTCTCCTGAAACGGTTAACTTTTATGAACGGCAAGGGAATGACCTGATTGTCCATATGAAAGACGGGACAACAGTGCGTTACCAGAACTTTTTCCATCTTGACGCGGAAGGCCAGCACAGCGAACTGATTTTCGAAGATGACAAAGGCGTGCACCACGCGCTGTTCCCGTTTGCGGCGGAGGCCGGTCCGGCGGTCGCTGAGACGATTACGCCAACGCTCGCTGATACTACGCTTGGCGCGCTCACCGGCGCCGAAGGGCTAACCACGTTACAGGCGCTCGGCGGGATTGCGGCGATTGGCGGTATCGCAGGCGTGGCGATTGCGGCCAGCAACAGCGGCGGCGGTGGTGGCGGCAACGATGATAACAATAACGGCGGCGGCGACAACGGCGGCGGTGACAACGGTGGTGGTGACAACGGCGGTGGTGATAACGGCGGTGGTGATAACGGCGGTGGCGATAACGGCGGCGGAGAAACACCGGACCCGGCGGAAATCGCGCTTGATCCGCTCACCGATGACAACGTATTAAACGGCAGCGAAGTGCTGCAAAATCAGGTCATTAGCGGCACGGTGGATGCCGCTAACGCAGGCCGGACTATCACGGTCACGCTGAACGGTAACACTTACACTGGCGTTATCGGTGCCGACGGCTCCTGGAGCGTGACGCTGCCTGCCAGCGCGTTGCAGGCGCTGCCGCAGGGGCTGAGCACGATTACCGTGACGCTGGTTGACGTCAACGGCAACACGGTAACCCAGACGGCTGATATCAACGTCGATACCATCGCGCCCACCCTGCAACTCACTCCGTTCACCGACGGAGTGAGTTGCAGGGTGGGCGCGATGGTAT